TGCTAAATGTGTAGTCTACAGTGATACCACCGAAGCTACCCTGCGCACCAGTTACACCTGTAACACCTTGTACGCCTGTTGGACCAGTTGGACCAACGTTACCGCCGACTGCTTCTACCCAGAAGCCGTCGTAGTAGACAAACAAGAGACCGTTTGAAGGATCAAACCAAGCGTCGCCAGTTTCTGCACCGGTAGGAGCTGTAACATCATCTGTGTTGAAGCTACCATCTGCACCAGTAAGACCAGTTGCGCCTGTTAGACCAGTTGCTCCAGTTAAGCCTGTTGCACCAGTAAGACCAGTTGCGCCAGTTAGACCTGTTGCGCCTGTTGCACCAGTTAGACCAGTTGCTCCTGTTAAACCAGTTGCCCCTGTTAGACCATCTGCGCCAGTTAGACCAGTTGCTCCAGTTAAGCCTGTTGCACCAGTAAGACCAGTTGCGCCTGTTTCACCAATTGCACCAGTGTTACCAGTAGCACCAGTAGCACCAGTAGCACCCATAGCACCTTGGTCACCAGTACGTGCAAATGTAACAATAACATCAGCATCGTTAGTGAATGATGTTACTGAACCTGATACGTATGAAGACACTACTCTAAAGTAGCCATCTGCTTCTTCAACACTGCTGATTGTGAACAACGCAAATGTATTGGAATCTCCCTTTAGGGAAATACGGAAGTGACCCTTGATTGTTGATGTAGAGTCACCGATTGTGCGAAGCATTGCCTGAACGTCTGCAGCAGCGTCATCGATATCATCGATATACAGTGCTGTTGCAAGTGTTAGGTTAGCGTTGTCAAACTTAATATTGCCAGCACCTGGATCTGCAAAAGGAAGCGGAATCACAGTTGTGTTGGTGTCAAATGTGTAATCTAGGGTGATGCCACCGAAGTTACCTTGTGCACCAGTAACACCTTGTGCACCAGTTTCACCTTGTGCACCAGTTAGACCAGTTGCTCCTGTTAAACCAGTTGCTCCTGTTAAACCAGTTGCGCCTGTTAGACCAGTTGCACCAGTTAGACCAGTTGCACCAGTTAGACCAGTTGCACCTGTTAGACCAGTTGCACCTGTTAGACCAGTTGCACCTGTTTCACCAATTGCACCAGTATTACCATTTGCACCGGTTAGACCAGTTGCGCCTGTTTCACCGTTTGCACCTGTTTGACCAGTTACGCCTTGTGCGCCTGTTTGACCATTTGCGCCTGTTACGCCTGTTAGACCTGTTGCCCCAGTCAAGCCAGTTGCACCAGTTAATCCTGTTGCTCCTGTTAAACCGGTTGCTCCTGTTGGGCCTACTGGCGCGGTATCACGAACAACAAGCCAGACAGTGCCATTCCACTTCCAGGTTGTTGATCCTGACGTAAACGTTTGATTCAACGTTGGCGTGTCAGGAAAATTGATTGCCATGTAGTCTCATTTCACTCGAGTGGGAGAGATTCCCAAGCGCTATTCTATATTAACCAGAAGAAGGTGATAGAGGTATAAACTGCGCTTAAATTACGCTGCTTCGTAGCTTCCTGAGATTGTAATGTTATCAGCAGCGCCCCATGTAAACGGACCACCATTTCCTACTGGCTCCCAGTGAGTAAGGGCAGCATTAGTACTAGGAAAAATCACTACAAAAGAGGTTGTTGATCCAGTGTAATTTCCGTTGCCGATACCACCATACCAAGAAGATCCGTCATTAAGAATTGCAGCAGAAAACGTGTAGTTTGAGTTTTGTGCTGTAACTGGCAGACTAAAGTTCCAGTGACCATTACCCGGAGCGGATGTTGAACCGTAGATAAGTTTTGCGTAGAAGAAAACAGTTTTTCCTATTTGCTTGTATCGTCCAGCTAATGTTCCATTTCCTAAAGTAAATGTGCCGCTGTCAGGAGTAATGGTTGGTGTGTACGCTGTCCACTCGGTTAGGTCAGACGCCGAAGCACCAGTTGCGCCTGTTAGACCAGTTGCTCCCGTTGCTCCTGTTGGACCCGCTACAGTTGAATTTGCTCCAGTAGGACCGGTTGCGCCAGTCGCACCAGTTTGCCCAGTCTCGCCTAACGCACTGCTCGAAGCTTCCAACCAAAAGTTGTCATAGTACACGAACATCGTGCCAGAGCTTGGATCAAACCAAACATCACCAGTTTCTGCACCAACAGGCGCAGTTACTTCTGCTGTAGAAAATACTCCGTTGTCGCCTGTTGGGCCAGTAGCTCCTGTTGAGCCCGTTACTCCTGTTAAACCAGTTGCACCAGTTGCTCCTGTTAAACCAGTTGCCCCTGTTAGACCATCTGCGCCAGTTAGACCCGTCGCGCCTGTTGCACCAGTGAGACCTGTTGCGCCAGTTAAACCAGTTAAACCAGTTGCTCCTGTGCTGCCAGTCGCACCTGCACCAGTAACGCCAGTCGCACCTGTTGCGCCTGTAGCGCCATTTGTAACTGCAGGAGAAAGAAGCTCTAGCCAGTTATTCGCACTGATAAGAGATCCAACTGGATCTACAGCAGTAGGGCCTGTGTTAGTTGCAGTCTTTGCGTACGTAAAGATTCTTGCTGTTGTAACACCATTGACAGTGTATGTACCATTGAATGTAGCATCTACACCTGAGATGACTACCTTATCTCCAACTTCTAAGTTGTGGTCAGTTACTGTTGTAATAATCGCGGTGTTAGAAGTGATCTGCTTGGTTGAGATGCTAACTGCTTCTACTGCAAAGATAAATGACTTGCTTACGTCTGAGCGTACCGCGACGTCGCCAACCTCAACAGAAAGCTCAAGCATCGCTGTTTCACTATTAACTGCAAATGTATTAGTTATCGCAAGTGCAGGGAGCTGAGACGTAATAATCTTGCCATTAACGTCCAGTGACGCGACGCCGCCAGTTGCACCCTTTTGTAAGAGAGGAATGTAGTCTTCTAACGAAGTATTAAGACCATCACTACGTACAATATCTGTAGGCAACTGCTCATCAGGCACCACACCTGATGCGTTAAGAGTCGCTAACCCGTTAGCAGTTCCTTCATCAAGTGAAAGAATACCTGTGCCTGTATCGTAATTAAGTGAACCACTAACACTTACGATTCCGCTAGTTCCTGTTGCACCTGTAGGTCCGGTTGCTCCTGTAGAGCCAGTTACACCAGTTGCTCCAGTTGCTCCGGTTAAACCAGTAGCGCCCGTTGCACCTGTTAGACCAGTTACGCCTGTTGCACCAGTTAAACCATTTACACCAGTTACACCAGTTACACCAGTTGCACCTGTTAAGCCTGTTACACCTGTTGCTCCTGTTGCTCCTGTAAGACCAGTTACACCAGTAGCGCCTGTGTTACCAGCTGCACCAGTTTCACCAGTCGCGCCTGTTACTCCTGTAAGACCAGTTACACCAGTAGCGCCTGTGTTACCAGCTGCACCAGTTTCACCAGTCGCACCTGTTGCTCCGGTTAGACCGGTTGAGCCAGTAGCTCCTGTAAGACCAGTTACGCCTGTTGCACCAGTTAAACCATTTACACCAGTTACACCAGTTGCACCTGTTAAGCCTGTTACACCTGTTGCTCCTGTAAGACCAGTTACACCAGTAGCGCCTGTGTTACCAGCTGCACCAGTTTCACCAGTCGCGCCTGTTACTCCTGTAAGACCAGTTGCACCTGTTGCTCCGGTTAAACCAGTTGCACCTGTTTCACCTGCGCCTGTTACACCAGTTAAACCTGTTGCACCAGTGAGACCAGTTGCGCCTGTTTCGCCAACTGCGCCTGTTTGACCAGTTGCACCTGTTGCACCTGTGTTACCAACTGCACCTGTTTGACCAGTTGCTCCTTGTGCGCCTTCAGGTCCAACAATCTGACCTACGCTAGTCCAAGCAGATCCATCCCAGATATAAAGATCACCGTCTGCGGTGACAATGTATGCGTCGTTAGTCGCGCCTGTTGGTGGAAGAGATCCAGTGTTTGCAACTGTGCCAATAACATTGATTGAAGTTCCTTGCGCACCGGTAGGACCAACAGATCCAGTTACTCCTGTTACACCAGTTGCTCCTGTTAAACCAGTTGCTCCTGTTGCACCCGCGCCTGTTACACCAGTAAGACCAGTTGCTCCTGTTAGACCTGTTGCGCCAGTTGCTCCAGTCACGCCAGCGCCTGTTGTACCAGTTACACCTGTTGCTCCTGTAGGAGCGCCAGCAGGGCCAGTTGCTCCCGTTGCTCCAGTTGAACCTACGCCAGTTGCACCTGTTGCGCCTACTGCACCAGCAGGACCAATAGGTCCACGGTTTGTTGTTGATGCGCTTACTGCTCCTGATGTCGTGCCAGATGACAAAGCGCCAATAGAACTAAATAGGTCTACGTTACTTCCATCACCTGCTGGCAAGTACACACGCAGAGTTTGAGAACGAACTCCGTTGATACGAATTGAAACTTCGTAAGCCCAGCCTGTTGGACTAAGCAGTGGATTATCAGTTGTTGGAAGATCTATTGAAAATTGACCTGTAGCGTCTAAGCTTACAGTTGCTGCAGATGTGAAAACTGTTGCAGAGTCTGAGTCGTAGACAGTGGTAGTTGGAGTAAACGTTACTGTGCCGACTCCTGGAAGTCCACGAGCGCTGAGGTAGAGACCGACGACTGTGCGAGTGACTACGTCCTCAGACCAATTTGGTACAGGCACAACGGCTCCATTCCTTTACTACGCTACGCGTCTACTTCTATAAAGCGGTAGCAAGCAAGCAGGCGAATACTAGTTACATTTTATGCCTTTATTTAATGTACGTTAATGAAATAGAGCACTTTTTCCTACAATACCGCTAGCTCTGACCATATCTTATCACCTACGAGAACGCTAACCATTCCTGGAGGAGATACTTCTCCAGTCTTTTCACGCCACCAAGTTGACTCTGATTCCATTGCTGGGACTTGAATCCAAGTGCGAGGTCCCATAGCTTGAATGTGTAAATGATGATGATGACCAGTAACGATGAGGTGGGCGTCTCCAACAGGCGCCATATTCTTAGCGTGCTCTGCTACCCATTTAGGAACGTTTCCGCCCTTGACTTGATGTCCGTGCGCAATCGCGGTGATAGTTCCACCTAGGTCAAGAACTATTGTTCCTTCGTCCTTTGCAGGTGTGACAAAGCGAACGTGACCGTACGCTGCCTTATTTTGCTCAAGAGTTTCTGCCACGGCGATAACCGCGTCAATGTCCCATGAATCATCCATACGAGTTGACATTTTACCCATAAGGCGAACAGTCTCGCCGTGGTTACCTGGAACCGCCACTACCATTAGATTATCAGTCTCAGCCGCAAGGCGTGTAACAATTTCAAACACGAGACGGCGATATAGGCGAACCTGCTCTGTCATTGTAAGATTTGTGCGCCACGTGTTTGCGCCGCCCTGAGATACAAAACCTTCAACGCAGTCGCCTGTAAGAACAAGAACCGCGCTACCTGGCCACTTCTTTAGACGCTTTAATTCTTTAATACGTTCAATAGAACGATCTGTGGATTCGAGAATACGCTTTACAGTTCCTTCTACTCCATCACCATCAATTTTTCCAAGTTGCCAGTCTCCTGTTGCAAGGACCCACTGCTTAGTTCCAATAGCTTCATCGGATGTTTTATGCGCCTTATGCTTTGATACAAGCTCTAATAAATCGTCAAAGTTAATTGTAGCGGCAGACGCGGGTTCTACCTTAAATCTGTAGCGCCACGCTGGACGAGTTACAGCTTCTCCACCTTCTTCATCACGGTGCCACGCGGCTGGGTCGTATCGAGCTTCATATAAGCGAATAGTCCAACCTTCAGGGACTGATACGCCTAAGCTCTCTACAGCCGCCTTCCAAGAGTCTTCATCGTCAATCTTAGGGACTAAATTAGTTGTGACGGTAATCTCACCGTCTTTGTCTCTAAGGACGCCTGGTTCCCATCCTGTAGGGTACGTGGGACGTATTCGACGAGCAAATGATGATGTTGGAGCTGATAGCAGTTTATCAAGATTATCTGAGAATGCCACGCGGCTAGTCCTCCAGATACTTTGGACTCATTCCGTAGCAGCGACATTCGCGCCTGCGGTGACGATTTACTGCGGCAACTCCGATTTGATAGCCTTCTTGATGAAGAGCTTGAGTAATAGCAGTTGTTGGAATGCGTGCTGGGTCATCAGCTGGAGTCTCTAAAACCTTTTGTAGATATGTCTTTTCTTCGTCAGACATATCACTGCCACGAAGGATTGAGCCTAACCTACATGCTAAACCTGGGCGGCTTTTACTCGCAGCCTCATCCAGTCTTTTGACTAGTGACAATTCCGTCTCCCCGCAACTAGTTGTTGATAGGGAAAACTATAACCTGATTTTTAGAAGTAGTACACACTTATGGCATAAGTTTTAGAATCTTTTATTACAACCTTGTCGGCAAGGTTAGCGCTACTTTACTGCGCCATTAGCATTTAGGCGCAAAAATAAAACTGCTTCTACTGCGCTGGATTTTTTGCTTTTTTACTGCCGCGCTTAGCTACTGCTTTTTCTTCCTGAGCGCTTTCCTTTACATAGGACAAGTCTGGGAGCTCTACGAGGTGAAGCATTACCTGCTTTATGAACCCAACTTCAACAGCTGTCTTCTTTGCTAGCTCCGCAGTTTCGTTCATCTGGTCCTTCATTGAGGATCCGCCGTTTTCCCAAAGCTGGTACTCAACCTTCCCCATACGCTCAGAGATGGTTCTTCCTTCTTCATCGACGCCGATGGCAGCTTCGATACGCTTTGCGATTTTGTACATTGCGTAAGCAAAACCAAAGATTGCTGTTAAGCTTGCGATAACCGCGGCAACCATCCCTAGCTGCATGAAAACACCTTGCATTGGTTGATTGCCTTTCAAGAAGGGTAGAGCTAGCGTAGTTAATTGTAATTTAATAATGAATATACGATTATGGTTGGTTGTTTACTTTGAGGTGGATACCCTTTATAGTCGCCGTATACCAAGATTCCTAAAAGAATGATATGATGTTACTTCTCTAAAAGTTGTGGTATTTATAAATGTTTTGATTGGAGCTAACGACGTAAAGATGCGAGAAGGTGACGTCCGATGAGTGTGTGGGAATCAGCAGAAGGCCGACTAGGTCCTGCGGCAAGCTGGTATGCAAGTAATGGCTGGTCAATACTTCCGTGTTATGGAATCGTTGGTGGACGTTGTACGTGTGGTGGTGCGCACGTTGAACCAAAAGATGTTGGCAAGCACCCATCGCTGCCAGAGTGGAACAAGTACGCTACTACAGATCCAGAGACAATAAATCAGTGGTGGAACAAAGATCCACAAATGAACATTGGTGTGATGTGCAAAGCTAGTGGATTCTTTGTAATTGACATTGATCCGCGCTCAGGCGGACCAGATTCTTTTGAAAAATTTGAAGCGTTAGTTGAAGGCTTCCTGCCTCCTACCGTAGAAGCAATCACCGGTGAGTACACAGTTGCTGGTGGCAAAGTATTACGTGGCCGTCACTTGTTTTATAAGTGTGACGAAAATGAAGCGCTTGTTGGAAATCTTAAAAAGTCAAATCTTCCAGGCGTTGATATTAAGCACAACGGGTACGTTTTAATTACTCCGTCACGACACTTCTCTGGCGTTTGTTACGAGTGGGCTCCAGGAAAAGCTCCTTGGGAAATTGAAGTTGCTCAAGCGCCTGAAGAACTTTTACAAGCTCTACGCAAGAAGGGTCGCAAGTCTGCTACAGGATTAGGCGAAGGCGATTGGACGTTTCTTGAAGATCTAGACTTTGGCGGCGAGCGCGTCGACGTTGAGCGTTTACTTGAAGAAGGAATTGACGAAGGCTCTCGCGCAGTTGACATTTACTCGATGACATGTGCATTAGCTAACAAGTTCCCTATAAATACCGAGGCTGGTCGCTTAGCTGTTGAAACAATGATGATTCGTTTTAACGCTGAGAAGGTGCGTCCTCCTCTAGAGCTTGAAGGTCAAGGCGGACTGTTAATGCACGTTCGTCGCGCGATTCAATTTGTTATTGACAATCCAAAGACAGAGCGCATGTGGCCAGGACTAAATGAATGGGCGCAAAAGTCACAGCAGGAAACAAACGAAAATACTATTGCTAAATCTGTTCGTAAGAAAGAAGAAGAGCAGGCGTCAAAGAATTATGACCACAGTAGCGATTCATATCGTTTGCCTGGGACTATCGGCGGTGCTGTAGAGCAGTCAATCAACGACGGTGACTCTGCATCGTCTGCAATGAGCGCTACAAACATTAACGTTCCAAAAGACGCTGATGCTTTATCTGAGGCGGACGGCGGAGAACCAGGTAAGCGCACACTTACAGATACTGGTAATGGCCGTCGTCTTATTGACTCATTCGGTCCTGCTGTTCGATACACGCCAGGTCTTGGTTGGTTTCATTGGGATGGCGGATACTGGAAGCCAGATATAGAAAATCTTGAAATGCAAGAGCTTTCAAAGCGCCTTGCTCCGATTATTGCGTCAGAGGTAGTTAACTACGAAGACGCTGATAAGCAAGCAGACGTTATGCGTTGGGCGCTTCAAGCAAAATCTAACAGCCGCATTGCAGGATCAATTGAATCTGCAACATCAGATCCACGAGTACTTGTCGCAGTTGACACATGGGATTCAGACGAGACTCTTATGGGTGTTCTTAATGGCGTCATTGATTTACGCACTGGTGAACTACTTAAAGGCCGTCCTGATCTGCATATTACTCGCCGCGCACCGGTTGCTTACACTCCAGGTATTAGAAATGTTAAGTGGGAGCAGTTCCTAGACTTTGCAACCGGCGGAGATAAAGAACTACAAGAGTGGATTCAAAAGGCAGCGGGTTACTCACTTACAGGACTGCGCACATATGACGTGATGTTCTTGGTTTACGGTCCTCCTGGCTCCGGTAAGAACACACTTGTTGAAGCTCTTGTTAAGTGCATGGGTACTCAGCAATACGCCTGGCCTCTTGATTCTTCTATCCTTGCTCAGGGCGACGGGCAAGCGCACGGTTCAGATCTCTATCACTGGGCAGAACTTCGTGGACGCCGTATGGTGTGGGTCGATGAATTACCAGATAACGAGCGCATGAAGGAAAACTCAGTTAAGAAGCTTACAGGCTCTTCTGAAATCTCTGCGCGTTCACCTGGTGAAAAACCATTTACGTTTCAATCACGAGCAAAACTTTGGGTTACTACAAATCACCGTCCAATCATTAACGATGATGCGATGTGGCGTCGTATTCGACCAATACCACTTAATAAAGTTCCTGAAAGTCCAGACCCAGAATTAAAGTCATATATCTTTGACCCAGAAGGCGGCTTGCCTGCTGTGCTATCTTGGGCAGTTGAAGGCGCAATTAAACTGCTTGGGTCTAGCGCTCGCGATGGTCTCGGTTGGTGCTCTGCAGTTGCAGAAGCTGCAGATATGTATCGTAAGAACGAAGACCGCTTTGGTATTTTCATCAACGAGGAGACAAAAGAGATGGAAGGCGGAACAATTCCTGTCAAGCATCTTTATTCTATTTATCGCGCTTGGTCAGAAGAGCGCGGCGAACGTCCGATGACACAGATTGCATTCCAGCGTAAAATTGCTGAGCGCGGCTTTGAGACCGTCGGTCTTGGTTCAAGAGCAGATATACATGGTCGCTCTTTGATCCCGCGTGCGGTTCAGTCAGGAGAAGTTGACTGGAACGTTGCTTCTCGATTCGCGCGATAGGAAAACAATGAAAATTAGCAAGTCAGCAATTGCGCTGACTGCTTTAGCGCTTGTGTCTACAATGACTCATGCTCAAGCAGCAGACGCACCTAAATCATTTGCATCAGTAGATGCAGCAATTAAAGTACTTAAGGTAGCGCCAGATGTACGCGCTGGCTACTCACGTAGTAATTTTAAGCACTGGTCAGACCTTGATAAGAATGGTTGCAACACTCGCAACGACGTAATTCTTCAAGAGGCTATTGAAAAGCCAAAGGTTGACGCAGGATGCAAGATTGTAAAAGACACAGGTAAGTGGTTCTCTCCGTACGATGGCGTGAACGCTACTAATTTTTCTGGTCTCGACGTTGACCACTTTGTTCCTCTAGCCGAGGCGTGGGACTCAGGCGCTAGCAAGTGGGACACGGCAAAGCGTCAGGTATACGCTAATGACATGGGAGACCCAGTCTCGCTCATTGCTGTCACCGCAGCGTCTAACCGTTCAAAGTCAGATCAAGATCCAGGCGAATGGTTACCTCCACTAGCGAGTTATCACTGCGCGTACGTTAAGCAGTGGGTGCAGGTGAAGGTTCGTTGGTCATTGACCGTTGACGAAAAAGAGTTAAAGGTACTTAAGGACATCAACGCTAAGTGCCCTAAGACTAAGATGTCAGTTATAATCGTTAAATAAGAAACTAATAGAGAGGAAGACATTATGTGCGCAACATGCGGATGTAAGAAAAAGCCAAAGGGAGGCAAATAAAAATGGCTGCAGCACAAGGAACAGCAGCTCGCCTCATTGAGGTTGCACTTGCTGAGGTAGGAACTGTAGAAGGACCAAAGGATAACGAAACCAAGTACGGTGCTTTCACAAAGGCAAACTTCTTGCCTTGGTGCGGAAGCTACGTAATGTGGTGCGCGAACCAAGCTGGAGTTAAGGTACCTAATACTGTCTCGACAGTAGCAGGCGCAGATGCTTTTAAGAAGCAAAAGCGTTGGTACGACAACGACGGAGTAAACGTTCCTGAACCAGGAGACATCGTGTACTTTGACTTCCCAGGAGACGGCGTAGATCGCATTTCTCATGTAGGAATAATTGTTAAGGCAGATGCTAAGACTGGCATTGCAATTTGTCTTGAAGGTAACACTTCAGGCACGCCTAAAGGAGATCAACGCAACGGCGGCGAGACTTGCAAGAAGGAACGCGGCTTCCGCAAGAACAACGCTAAGAAACTCCTTATGGGTATTGTTGGCTGGGGTCGACCAGATTACGCTGGATCTGCAGCTGCTCCAGTTGCGCCAAAGCCTGTTAAGGAAAAGGACGCAACTGGCAAGGTTTATCCTGGTGAGACAATTGATCCAGGTGAATCAGGTATTCACGTTAAGACAGTTCAGGCTGCTCTTGAGATTAAACCAGCCGATGGTCAATTCGGTCCAGTCACAAAGAAGGCTGTAATCGCTCATCAGAAGGCTAAGAAGCTGCCTGTAACGGGAGTGGTAGATGCTAAGACCTGGAAATCAATTACAGGATTGCCTGTCAAATAACAGCAAAAAGTACTATATAGGTATATAGTACAAACTAAGTTTTTGGTCTTGGGAGAGATACCAAAACTTACAAGAGCCGGATAGCGTAGAAACACAGTCCCTACGCTACCGGCTCTTCCTAATTTCTATTGTAGTTCAATGCTTATTGTTCAGTGGTTCTGTCTAAAACGTACTTGATAGACGAGGCAGTCCATTTCCCGCCATAGGCAGTGGGAACTTCTTCTGCGTCAAGGAGACGAGCTATCGCTCTTAGCGAGAGACCTTTATCCTTCTCAGCAGAGATACGACTACGCACCTCGTCAGAGATAAGTTGTTTAGGTCCAAGATCTTTTCCCCAGACTTTCCCATTGTCTCGTCTGTACTTATGTACATCTTTTTGGCGCTCTGCAATGATGCCACGTTCCATCTCAGCAAGAGCAGACATAACAGTAACTACGAATCTTCCTTGGTACGTTGAGGTGTCAAGGTTAAGATCCAACAGCACAAGACGCCAATTGTTCTTATGAGCTCTATCAACGATGCTAAGAAAGTCCTGAGTCGAACGAGCTAGGCGGTCAATACGAGAAACAATAAGAGCATCAGCACTACCCTCATCTAGCCTTTGTAAGGCATCTTTTAGAACAGGACGCCCCTTAATTGACTTGCCAGACCTACCCTCCTCTAAGAGCAACTCCATGCTCGTGAAGCCTGCTAATTCGGCAGCGTTACGTAAAACACGCTCTTGAGCTTGCAAGGATAAACCGTCTTGAACCTGCATCTGAGTGCTAACTCGAGCGTATAAAAGTGCATGTACATTCTTGTCAGAAATAATACTTTCTCCGTTCTAATGTACAATTTTGCCAACTGAACAAGGCAAATAAAAAAGTGTACACCCTTAAAGTTAAGGATGTACAGATTTTAACACGGTTTAGGGCGTTTTAGGTGTTCTAGAGAGACTTACAACCCGATGATTTCACGAGCCTTTTCTTCTGTAACGCCTAGGCTCATAAGCTGTTGAATTATCACTTGTTCCATCTCTGCTTTTGTCAAAGAGTTGTCAACTACAATGTATTCCTTAGGCATTAACGCGTCAGCGGCAATCTGATCTTCTTCTTCTTGAGTATACTGTCTGACTATAAGCTCATTGGTTTCTACATTGTATTCATTTACATTTGTCATATTACGCTCCGTACAATCGCCATACTCCACCAGTGAAAACTGTAGAGTCTTCTAAAGAAATGGTTATTGAAGATACAGTAGAAGATCCAGTGTACCTTGCTGTTGTTATTTGAGTCACTGGACCAAAACCGCCGCCAGCGTACTCAGTCAGTGGTCCATGATTAGCAAAGATCATTCCTTTTGTGCCAGTACTGTTTGCATTTAATATATGAATATAACCGCTAGAGTAGTAGAACCCATTAAATACTGGCATTCTTCCATAAATGAACGCGTAGTCGAAGTAGCTGCTTACGTTGTTTGACCAGTACGCCATTCCTTCGTAGCTTCCACCACTTGCGTCACCATTTAGTCTAATAACAGGTTTAGCAACATTCTTCGTGCCATTTGAGTTTCCTGCCCATGCAGAATCAAAAACAATCATCAATTCGCTTTTTCCAGATATTCCAGTAAAGCTAACTGTATTACCACTTGATGAAGTCACGCTTCCAAGTAAACTCCAGTTTACGCCGCCTGTTGCACCAGTTGGACCAGTAGCACCAGTAACTCCAGTTACACCAGTCGCACCAGAGACTCCTGTTGCACCAGTGACTCCAGCTCCAGTAACGCCTGTTGCACCTGTTAAGCCAGTAACTCCAGTAGCGCCAGTTAAACCAGTTGCTCCTGTTAACCCAGTTGCGCCTGTTGCTCCGGTAAGACCAGTAACGCCTGTTGCACCTGTTAAGCCAGTAACTCCAGTAGCGCCAGTTAAACCAGTTGCGCCTGCTGCACCAGTTGGCCCTACTGCACCTGTTGGGCCTGCAACAGTTGAGTTTGCACCAGTCGCTCCTGTTGCACCAGTTGCACCTGTTACACCGTAGTACCCATCAGGTAGTTGCTCAACAAGAATCTTGCCAGTAATATCTAGTGATGCAACTCCGCCAGTAGTTCCCTTTTGTGAAAGAGGAATGTAATCTTCAAGTGTTGTATCAAGTCCACCACTACGTACAATGTCATCAGGTAACTGCTCATCAGGAACTACACCAGAAACGTTAAGAGTTGCCAGCCCGCCAGCAGTTCCTTCATCAAGAGAAAGTAAACCAGTACCAGTGTCATAATTTATTGCGCCACTGACGCCAAGAACCCCACCAGGACCTGTTGGGCCAGTTGCACCAGTTGAGCCTACTCCTGTTGCGCCCGTTAAACCAGTTGCTCCTGTTAGACCAGTTGCACCAGTTAAACCTGTTGCACCAACTAATCCTGTAGATCCTGTGGCACCATTTTGTCCAGTTGCACCCACAACTCCTGTATCTCCAGTTGGTCCAGTGTTTCCTTGTGCTCCTGTGCTGCCTGTATAACCTGTAGGTCCAGTCTGTCCAGTCTGTCCAATCTGTCCTGTGACACCAGTATCTCCTTTACTTCCTGTTTCACCTTGTGAACCAGTTACACCTTGTACACCAGTTACACCTTGTGCACCAGTTACACCTGTTAGACCAGTTGCACCAGTTACACCTGTCGCACCTGTTTGTCCTTGTGCACCAGTTATACCAGTTAGACCAGTTGCACCTGTTTGTCCTTGTGCACCAGTTATACCAGTTAGACCAGTTGCACCTGTTTGTCCTTGTGCACCAGTTATACCAGTTAGACCAGTTGCACCTGTT